TTGATTTTGCTCGATATGTGAAGTATAATAGTTGGAGAGATGGATGCTCCTATTATCTTGAGGATCCATATTCTGATATACCGACTATGATTCGAGCAAAAATTGCAAACTACACTCTATCTAAACTTGTGGAGAAAGTCTAATGTCTGAAGGTAATTTTGAAGTGATGCCGATCGGTACAATGGAAGAAGTGCGTGAGGTTCGTCGATTAGTCAAAGAACTTATTCATGTAAACAACACACACAGTTCGAGCGTTCCATATGCTGTAGGTGCTAAAATCTCAGAGCTCGAAAGATTTTATCTATATCACGTTGAAAAATATCCTGTGACTGTATGAGTTCAGATATATCACTCATCGTTCAGTTACATGAACTGCGTAAACTTGCAAACGATTTGATTAAACTTGCATCACAATATCCTCTTCCCGAAGAAGTATTGTATAAAGTTCAGGAAATGCGAGTGGTCTGTGAAGAAAGCGATCGATTATACTCGGTGAATCTATGATGATTTATTGTGCATCGCGCTTCAAGCCAAAAAAGAAACGCAAGGTCAAAGGTGTAATTGCTCGGAAGTTTTCTCGCTCAAGTGCAATCATGGGTGTTGAGAAAATTCCAAGTCTTTTAGGCGTTCATCGTTTTGGATCTGATGTCGCTCGTTCTCTGCCATCACTAGATACTAATGCATCGTACACTCAGAAGCGAGAGAGTCTGAAATATACTGGCACTCTGGTGAAAGGTATTGCGACAATGCACAAAAGTAATGCTGTTCCTGTTATTGACGAAGAACAGATGAAAGATATTTCAAGAATGAGGAGAGGTTAACATGCCAGCCAAAGTTGGAACAAAAGGTTTCGGAAAAGGTCGTGCGAAGTTAGGATCGAAGAAGCGCAAGGCTCGACGCAAGAAAAATAAATGACAAAAATAGATTCGGTTACACCGAAATATGATGTTACTTGGTATGTCAAATGGATATCAAGTATCATTGTGCTCATGGGAATTACAATCCGCGCCAGTGGAGTTGTACATCTTCAATGGCTAGATATAGTATTGAGTTGGATCGGTGCTGTTGGCTGGTTCTATGTCGGATTTAAATGGAATGATCGTGCATTGATGGTGCTCAATGCCGTAATTGGTATTGTTTTATTTGCAGGAATATTGAGAGTTATATTTCAATGATTGAATTATCTGATACTGTCAATGAACTCTGGGCTGAAGAGACATATCGTGTCTATAAAGCAGAACCAGGGCTTTCTTGGGAAGCATGTGAGATGATCGCATGGAATCGTGTTGCGAAAAAAATTGGCTATGAAAATCTCAATCGGCAAGTTTCCCAAGAAGGGTAAACAAAAAATATCAATCAAGATCGATCCATGGGACACGTGGTCTATGGATCGCACACTTTCATTGATTGTCCACCCAATGCTCAAGCAGTTGCTCAAAACGAATCACGGCGCACCTTACACTGATGATGACGATGTTCCAAAGCATCTTCGTTCTATCAATGCAAAACCAAAAAAGAATGATTGGGATACCGACGAGTTTCACTTCAAGCGTTGGAACTGGATCATGAAAGAAATGGTCTGGGCATTTGGTGAACTTGCCAAAGATCGCGACCCAGACTTCTGCATCAAGAAACCAAAATATAAATTCGTGAAGAAAGAAGGTAAAGATTTCAGCGAGATGGTTACTATTCGCAAAGGTGTCTATGACGATGTGAAGATGAAAGCCTATTACGCTCGCAAGAAAAATGCTTTCCGTTTGTTTGGTAAATACTATGAAAATCTTTGGGACTAATTTTGAAAGTATCTATTCTCACACCAACAACTGGTAACTCTTATCTTGCAGAGTGTATTGAGTCTGTGCGTGCACAGACTTATGAGAACATTGAACACATTGTTGTAGTCGACGGCAAAGAACGTTGGGATAATGCTGATTCAATTTTAAAGATTGCTGAATTTCCGAATGGTAAAAATGAACACGTTTGTGTTCTACCTTATCCTACAGGAATAAATCGCTACAATGGTCATCGTGTGTATGGTGCGGCAACTTACTTTGCAGACGGTGATTATCATATTTGGTTAGACGATGACAACATGCTCTCACCGAATCATGTTGAGAGTCTTGTTAAGTTGGTGCAAGAAAAAAATCTTGATTGGGCTTATTCATTTCGCAAGATTATTGACAAGGACAGTCAGATTCTCTGTCAAGATGATTGTGAAAGTTTAGGTATGTGGGCAAGTATCTTGCATCCACAAGACTTCTTTGTTGATGTGAATTGTTATTTCGTAAAGAAAGAAGTTGCTGTAAATATGTCGCCTGTTTGGTATCGCAAATTTCGTGAACCTGGACAGATGGAAATTGATCGTGCGATTGCTGCGGTTCTAATGCACTCAAATAATAAATTAAAGTTTGACTGCACTCGCGATTATACGGTAAAATATAGAGTTGGCAATACAGATTTATCTGTTCAAGCCGACTTCTTTATTCAAGGTAATCAAAAAATGCTCGAACGTCATAATGGAAAACTCCCATGGAAAAACTAAGAAAAATTATTCATGAAAATCATGATCCATATGCTGGATATATTCCAAGAAATTTAGATACTCAAGGTTGGAATAGCACATCTGCAGCATTCGAGCAATGCATTGAAAAAATAAATCCAAAACTTATTATTGAAGTTGGTACATGGAAAGGTTGTTCAGCAATTCACATGGCTCAAACTTGCTTAAAACACTATAATGACTTTGAAATTGTCTGCATTGACACATTCCTCGGTTCAGTGGAACATTGGACCATCATGCGCGAGTATCTCCCACCTGAATTACGCATTCATGGTCGTGCGCATCTGTACGAACAGTTTCTCACGAATGTTATTCACACCAATCTGACTGAATACATTACACCGTTTCCAATTGATTCAATTAATGCTGCTCTGTCCTTAAAACATTGGAATGTGCAAGCAGATCTGATTTACATCGATGCGGGTCATGAGTATGACTCTGTTTTTGCTGACTTATCGCACTATAAAGATTTAGTGCGTCCAGGTGGTTACTTATTAGGTGATGATTGGTTTCATGCGCCAATTCGAGCTGCAGTTGAGGATACGCTCGGTAGTGTACTTACATTAAGTCACGATAAATTCTTATGGGTAAGACCAGAATGAGTAAACCTTGTATCGCATCTATCTTCATGAAGAACATCGATGCAAAAATTCTAGAGTTACAAAAAAAAGTCGTTGAGAAATATAATCTCTCTAAAATTCCACATTATCAAATATATACGGAAGCACCTCCTGGATATACGATGGATAAACTTGTTGAATTGTTAGAGCAGCGCGAGCATGATGCTATCATGTTTCTAGATATTGATTGTTTGCCATTGAACGAACATGCATTGAATTATCTTTTTGATAAAGCGTACAGTGGCACCTTGATTGGCGATGCTCAAAGGAGCAATCATATTCAAAACGATCAACATGTATTTGCTGCACCACACAATGTAACATTTACGGTTGAGATGTATCGTAAACTTGGTAATCCCTCGTTTATACCAAATTATCGTGGAGATGTTGCAGAAGAGTTGACTTTTAGAGCAAGAGAGAGTAACATTCCTGTTGAAATAATTATGCCATTGCGCTATGATGCCCCACCAATTCGAATGAATTGGGAACCTAAAGATTCTAAACCATATTGGAATCTTGCTGATGGTATGCCAAAATATGGTATTGGTACAACATTCGGCACAAAAGGCAATGAAATGTTTTGGCATATGTATCAGAGTTTTCATCCAGGACAAAACGAACGCTTCATTAAGAAATGCGAGGAGTTATTAAATGTTTAATCGTAGAAAAATTTTAAGTTTACCATTAGTTCTTGCAGCAGGTTCAGTATTCTCCTCTACTCCACCAAAAATTGTAAATCCAAATGAACCAGCAGCAAAGGCGATTGGTTATGTTGAGAAAACTCCAAAGCCAGGAGCAGTCTGTTCTAATTGCACTTTGGCTAAAAACACTGGTGAGAAACATGTTCCTTGTGCTATCTTTCAAAACAGACTTGTAAACGCCAATGGTTGGTGTAAGGCTTACGCAAAGAGGTAATTTATGGCTAATCGATCTGATTTTTATAACGCTAAACTTCCACGCAGCATCAAGCGCATGCTTATTATGGGTCAAGTTTATGGTTTCACTGGTAATGAACACACGCGTGGAGCAATTAAAAAAAGTTTTATTGAAGCCCATGCAAACCATATAAGTTTCAAATTGAAACGTCAGCAAGCTGATACATCTGATTCAGCATGAATTCATTAAGCGAATTGCGAGATCTTTTTAAGGAAAAAAATATTGCGATAAAAGAATTCAATGGTTGGTCATTAAAAATTGGCAACGATACTTGGACGTTGATAAACGATATATTCTATATAAATGGTACACCAATAAATTTAAAAAATAAAAACATCATAGAAAATTATGTGAGGGAAAATAATTATGTCAGAAATCAAAGCACTCAAACTCGTAAGTGGCGAGGAATTAGCAGTAGAAATTACAGAGGAAAATGAAACCTCAATCACATTTAAAAATCCAGTAGCATGTCTTCTTCAGCGATCACAACAGACAGGTGGCGCTGCTCTTGGTTTTATGCCTTGGATGCATTCATCAACTGGTCCATTTACTGTAGACAAGAAAAATATTCTTTGTATGGCAGAAGTTGCTGATGAGGTGAAAAGCGGGTATAATCAAATCTTCGGTGCAGGAATTGTAGTTCCACCAAAGCAATTGATTACAGGGTAATATGTCCGATTTTTATACGAACGTCGCAGTTTCTGGTAAATATATCCTACTGCGAAGTATCGAGAATGGAAAGAGGGTCAGGCGAAAGGTAGAGTATCGCCCGACCTTTTTTCTTTTGTCACCAGAGAAATCAGAATTTAAAACCTTATCAGGTGAATCAGTAAAGACAATCCAGCCTGGAACAATTTCTGATTGTCGAGAGTTCATCGAGAAATATAAAAATGTAGATAATTTCCCAGTCTTTGGAAATAATCGTTATGAGTACGCATATATTGCAGATGAGTATCCTGAAGACATTCTTTGGGATGTTAGCAAAATACTTACTGCATATATCGATATCGAGGTTGGATCTGAGAATGGATTTCCTGATCCAAGAAATGCCAATGAAGAAATCACTGCGATCACAATCAAGATAAAAGGTAATTATTTTGTTTTTGGTATTGGTGATTACACTAAACATCGCGAAGATGTACATTATGCAAAGTGTAAAGATGAATTTGATCTTATCAAACGATTCATGGACCTATGGACGAGATTTTATCCTGATGTCATCTCAGGATGGAATATCAAGTTCTTTGATATTCCTTATCTTGTAAATCGTATAACAAAATTGTTCGGTGAGGTAGAAGCCAAAAAACTATCTCCTTGGAATCGATTATCAGCTCGTGAAGCGTATGTGATGAATCGCGAGCATCAGGTGTATGAACTTGATGGTGTAGCAACTTTAGATTACATCGAACTCTATCGAAAATTTACTTATTCACAACAAGAGTCTTATCGTCTTGATCATATTGCTCACGTTGAATTAAATGAGAAAAAATTAGATTATTCAGAGTTTGAAACGCTGCATCAACTATACAAATATGACTATCAAAAGTTCATACAATACAATATCAAGGACGTTGAACTTGTAGAAAAACTCGAAGATAAAATGAAACTGATTGAGTTGGCGTTGACTCTTGCATATGACAATCGTGTGAATTATGATGATGTATTTACTCAAGTTCGTATGTGGGATTCAATTGTTTACAATCATTTAAAGAAAAAGAATATTGTAATTCCACAAATTAAATCAGGTGAAAAGAAAACACAGTTCGAAGGCGCATACGTCAAGGATCCGATTCTTGGTATGCATAAATGGGTTGTCTCTTTCGATCTAAACAGTTTGTATCCACACCTGATTATGCAATATAACATTTCAATGGAAACATTGGTTGAGCCAACAAAACACTCTATTGAAATGCGTAACACAGTTCGTGAGGGCAAAGTAAGTGTTGAAAATATGCTTCATCATCAGGTTCGTTTAGATTACCTGAAGAATGTTGGTGTTACAATTACTCCTAACTGTCAGTTCTTCAATGTCAAAAAGCAAGGATTGCTGCCAGAGATCATGGATAGTATGTACAATGATCGTATACGATATAAAAAAATGGCTCTTGATGCAAAGAAGAAAATTGAAACCGTGCTTGAAGACAAGAATCAAGTTGAGTATCTTGAAAAACAAGTTGCTCGTTATAACAATCTACAGTTAGCGAAAAAGGTTACACTAAACTCTGCTTACGGTGCGCTTGGTAATCAATACTTTCGTTTCTTTGACACTCGCATCGCAGAGGGAATTACAACAGCAGGTCAGTTATCGATTCGTTGGATTGAAAAAAAGATCAACGAATATATGAATGAATTACTTAAAACTCAAGAAATTGATTATGTCATTGCTTCAGATACGGATTCAATTTATATTAACATGGGTCCATTAGTCGAAAAACTTTATCCAAATGTATCCGATACAAAGAAAATTATTAAGTTTATGGATAAAGTTTGTAATCAAAAGTTTCAGCCATTTATAGATAAATCAT